CTGATACATCCGGAGTTGCGCGGTCGCCATAGATCAGCCCTTTCCTAGAGTCCCCGCAGGGGTCAGAACGGATGGACGTAGTACAGCCCCATTTGCCGCATCGCGAACTTGGTGTTCGCCTCGGTCGCGCCAGTGCCGAACACCAGCGCCTCCGGGTTGACCCGACCATGCACCAGCACGTGGAACGGCACGTCGGCGTTGGAGTTCACGGTGGTGTCGAGGTCCTCGCACAGGATCGCCATCGGATTCTGCGAGCCGTCCGACGCCCCACTGAGCGACAGGGTGAGCTTACCGGTCGCCGTTATCGCGCCGAGCACCGAGCCGCGCAGGAGCGTCTGGCCGCCAGCGATGAGGAACGGCTCGTACTCGTGATCGCCTCCCGGCATCAGGAAATCGTTAAAGGTGATGGAGGCGACGTTGCCGCCTTTTGCCGGATGCGGAATGCCGTCAGCCATGATCAAACTCCCTGATTAACGGCCATAGCCGATCTGTTGCACCGGCTGCGCCCTTTGGCGCCGATAGCGCCCGCCGAGGTTGCCGCGAATCTCCTCGCGCCGCCTTTCCTCGTCGCTGAAGGCCGAGTCGTCGTCTCCCTGCACGTTGGGAGAATTAGCCCGCATGGCAGCGAGGATCGATTCGGCCGTCTTCGAGGCATCGGACTGCGGCACGGGCTTGGGAGCCTTGGTGGCGTCCTTGGGCGAAGCCTTCAAGATCGCTTCTGCTGCTTCCGCTGGCATTTCGGTTGCGAACGCAAGGTGAGACGCCAACGCCTCGCGGCCCTTCGCCTCGGCCGAGTTCATGATGGCGCCGATCCGGTCGCGTTCCGCCTTGCCGGCCGCGAGACGGGCGTCGCCGACCGCCTTGTCGTTGCCGGCAGCGGCGTTCTTGGTGCCGGTGGCGATACCTTCCTGGAGTCCGATTGCCTTGCCTTCGGTGAGACCGTCTTCGTAAGTCTTCATGATCGCACTCGCTATGAAGGTCCTGCGCCTGTCCTTGATCGCCTCTTGCATGCCGGCGATGGCTTGGCTCAAGGTCGAAATATCATCGATTAAGCCAACTTCCAATGCCTCTCGCGAGCCGTAGACCCGAGCCTCGGTGTCGCGCACCATCATCGGGTCCATGTTACGGTTGATGCCGACATGCTCGACGAACTGGTCGTAGATGTCCGAGACAGCGCTGGCAATTTGGCCGCGCGCCGATGCCGAGAGCGGCATGAAGGCATTGCCGTCGATCTTGTGCTTGCCGGCGTGGACGAAGGTGGTAACGATGCCTCTCTTGGCGAGCGCCTTGGAAATATCGACGTGCATGGCGACCACGCCGATCGAGCCGACCTTGGAATAAGGCGTGGCCAGCACCCGGTCGGTCGAGGAGCCGAGCCAATAGCCGGCCGACGCCATCATCGAGTTGGCGATGGCCCAGATCGGCATCTCCTTGCCGATCTGTACGATCGCGTCCGAGAGTTCCGAGAGCCCGCCGACCTCGCCGCCCGGCGTGTCCATGTCGAGAAGAATGCCGGCGACCTTCGGATTCTCGGCGAGCTTCAAGAGATGTGTCTGCATCCCGGCGTAGCCGACCGAGCCCGACATCGAGTTGATGGCGGTTGCCCGGTGCGCCAGTTCACCGACGATCGGGACGACGGCGACTCCGTCCTGTTCCTCGTAGATCGCGGTCTGGCGCTCCGGCCGCGCCATCGATTCGAGCGCCTGGGCATCGACCATCGGCTCGACCTCGAAGTCGTCGGCAAGCGCGGTGACCATCGCCTCTGCCGTCGAGCGGTCGATCAGCAAGGGGCAATCGAAAAAACGTGAGGCGAGAAGGGCGCGTTTCATTGAACTTTCAACCTTCCATTTTCCATGACATCAGGGCGTTGCCTATAGAGCCGCCTTTTCTCTGGATCACGGCCTGCCACTAGCTGCCTCCGGATTCTTGGGAGCATCGGCGTTCTGCGAAGGCTGTAGCTCCGGCATCAGGACCTCCGGCGTCAGCCCGGCGTCCTTCAGTTGCTTCTCCTCGAAAGCGCGCTCCTGGATGATCGCCGCCATGTCGTCGCCGTTCTCGGCCGCCATGCGCGTTCTGGTATCGACGCCCATGTCCAAGGCGAGTCTCTGAGCCGCGCGCTCCTTCTGCGGATCGATCATCGGCTTGCCCCAGCCGGTGAAGCCGCCGCGCACGAGATACATGCGCGCCTCGATCCACGGCTTCTTGCCGAGCATGGGAATCCTGCCCTTGAGAAGCGCCTCCTCCATGTGGCAGTTGACGATCGGCATGCCGAAAGTCTGCGACAGATGCACCCGTTCGCATTCGTAGGATCGCCAGACATCGGCGAGGGCGGCTCTGGCGCCCGAGTAGTTGACCTCGGCATAGTTCTTGGAGAGCGCCGGATAATCGATCCCGAGCCCGGCGCAGAGCTGCCGCAGCATGGCGCCCTCGAAGGCCGAGAACTGATTGTTCGGATGGGTCGAGCGCAGCACGTCGAGCGAATCGTTCGGGGCGAGATGCGGAATCTTGCCGCCCTGATATTGCAGCCCCATGTCGCCGTAGAAGGGACCGAGGAGCTTCATGTACTCGAACATCGCCGCCGCGATCGGATTGCCGCCATAGGCGCGCAGTTTCTTGGGGTCCATGGCCCCGACCACCTTCATCGCGTCCTCATAGTCGAGTTCCGTCTTGACCACTGCCGCATAGGCCGCCTGCGTGATCGCCGATTGCAGCTCGGTGTCCGAGTACTGCTTCAGCATCCGCATCTGCTTGATCACCGACGCGAAGGTCGAGATGCCGCGCGTCATGTCCGGACGGAGATGCTGGAAGCTGTGCAGGATTTGTGGCCGCCCCCAATCGGTATAGCGGGTCACCCGATCCCATTTCCAATAGAAGGGAGGCACGCCCCATGAGATGAACGGCGCGAGCGGCCGGCGCGAGATGTGATAGGCGATCGGCGCCAAATCCTCGTCACGTTCGACGCCTTGGCGGATGTTCTTCTGAGCCACCCGCTCATAGGGCGTCGAGATGCGCTCCGGCTCCAGGAGATGCAGGCAAGTCTCGTAAGGCCCGAAAGCCTTCTTGAACTTCATCACCGCGACCGCTTCGCCCGAGACATAGAGCGAATCGTAAGCCGTCCAGAACAGCCCCGTGAGCGTCTGTTTGCGCGAGGCATCGCATTCGAAATAGGCCGAGTTCGCCCAGCTATTGAATTCCGACGTGTAGTTCTGCGCCCACTCGGCGGCGGCTTCCGGCGTCACGCCGAGCGCAATGTGATCCGGCACGAGATTGAGCTTGAGCCCCTGGCCGACCACCGAGGCGCGCTTGGTGCGCACCGCGTTGACGCCGAACGGATCGGAACGCGCGATCTGGCGCGCGATGCCGACATCGTTCCTGTAGATGTCGCGGTGATCGTAGTCAGCCTCGCGCTTGGGCGGCCCGACCGTGCCGGGGCCGACCAGGAAGCGGCCGATCTGCGAGATTTCCTGTTGACCGAAGCAATTGTCGTCCATGCATGGGGAAATACCCCATCAGCGGTCCTTTAGCCATTCCATGAAGTCGTCCATGGCCTTCTCGGCGCTGACCACGTTGACGGTGACCGGACGCCACGGATCGGCGCCGCAGCCCAGCAAGACGGCTCGTGAATCCGGCGCCAGCGCTTCGTGCTCATGCGCCTTGGTCTTGGCGCAGAATTTCTGCACGAACTCACGGACCTCGCCGATCTGCCACAGCTCACGCGGATCATCGTCGTAGCCGGCGACGTGAATGATGATACCCCTCGGATGTTTCTCGATCAGCCGCCGCCATGCCATGACGGCTTGCGCCAACACCTTGCGGCCCATCTCGCCTTTGCCGCACAGGCTGAAGACGGCGAAATCGAACCCGTCGATCTCTTTGCCTTCGGTGACCTCTCCATGAGTCATTCCATGAATTTTCATCAGCCGATTCCCAGACGTCTCGCCAACTTTTGGATGACGCGCACGGCGCGCTTGCCGGGCGCCTCGATCTCTCTCAGACCGTGCCGCATGGCTTCCTTGCCGGTCGCGAACAGGGGATCGGGCGACTGATACTTGAAGGCTGAAGGATCGATGCTCTCGAAGCCCATGCGCAAAGAAATCAGATGATGCGGATCGTGGCATCCGAGCCAGCCGGCGCACAAACGCCCGTCGTTCTGATGGCACATGAACACGCCGACAGGTTGCGCCCAGGCGGGCAGATCGTATTCCGGCAATTTCCGATATTCGTGCTCGGCCCAGACGCCGGATGGCACATCTTTCCGGTAAGGACATGAGGAGCAAGGCCGCTTGGCCGGCCTGAGACCGCTCACGAGATCGCTCACGGCCGCCTCCAATGCTGCCAATATTCGCGGCCTTCGAAGGTGCGGCCTTCCCAGTGGTTGCCGCGATTGTCGCTGCCATAGCTGCGTCCCTCGAATCGACGCTGTTCGCTGCGATAACCCTTCGAGCCGTCGCAGATATAAGTTCCTTCGAAATTGCGACAGGTCAGTTGCCCGGCGTTGGCGCACATCCCGAGAAGCACCATGAGCAAGAGGCAGATGACGCCCGCCATCAGCACCATCAGGTAGCCGCGAATGAAACCGAGAATCAGCATCATGGCGCGTCCGCCACATAGGTCACCATGACCACCGGAGCGGTGTAGATGATCATCTGCACCGAAATCACGTCGTCGGACGGGATGCCGCCGAGAAACACGTTGACGGGCTCCTGAAGGTCGGGGAGCGAGCCTCCTTCGCCGAGATAGAAGATTTCGATCTTGACGACCCGCTGCGGCGGTCCGCCGCCATCCGGCGGCGCTCTCTCGTCGGTCATCGCCATTCCCTCTTTTTCGATGTCTTCCGCTGAATCGGAGGACGTTCAATGTTCTGGATATGCTTGTTGAGCCTCGCCGTCTCATAGTCGAGCGTCTTCAACAGCCTGGAACGCTTCAAGACGAGCTTCATCAGTCCGATCTTGTGACCGGAGGCTCGCGCGGCAGCGATGCGGCGATCGATGCGCTCGATCGCCTCGGCACCGTGCCGGGTCAGACGATCGAGCGAAAGATAACGATCGCGTGCCATGAAGGAGCCCTCCAATGGACTCCTCTGATAATCTGAATAGTTCAGATCGTCAAGGCTAGAACATGCCGCTTTCCGGCCCTCTCGTAAGGGCGCGTCGAGGCTCGAAGGTACCGACGTTCGGCACCACGCCCGGAGCGCCGCGCCGCATCTGCTTGCCTTGCCGGAGGTCGGGCAAACCATGCGTGTCGGGGCATTGCGTGAAGATCGACATGTAAGCCGTCCTGATCGCCTCGGCGTTGCCGAGATGGTATTCCGACCACCTTGAGCCGAAACGCACCCGAGCCCGCGACCCGGCGAGCACGTCCATATAGACGCCCCAGAGTTGCCCGAGCGTCTGCCGGCAACTCATGGGCTGGCTGAGATCGACGCTGCTGCAACCGTTCATCGCCGCTACTCCGTAGGTCTCCCCATGAATGATCTGGCGATGGCGCCGAGATCGACCTGCTTCACTTCGGCACCATATAACATTTCAAGCCGAGTCGCGATATCGATTCCCAAGGATTTGTAGGCAGCATGGGCATATACCGCTAGATCGAGTGCTTCGTTCCGTTTGCGCTTGGGCAGTTCCCAGATGCGCTTCACCATTCCGTGAAGGTTGACCTCTTCCTTGCAAATTTCTGAAACGAGTTGCCCGATCATGCCCTCGTCGAGCGACAAGGAGAGATGCACATAGCCCGGCCCAGGCCTTTCCTTGGTCAAGGCCATATAAAGCTCGGTCTTGGCTTCGTCGATGCCGACCGTGTAGAGCTTCCCCGGAAGATTGGTCCTGGCCATCTGCCATAACGGTCTCCCTTCTCCCGCGCGTCCGATGACCGCGAAGTAGTTGAGAGCCGTCGCGCGAGCCCGCTCCACGTAATCGACCACCGTCTGGGTGGCGAAGCCGGCATCGATGCAGACGGCCTCGACGCGCAGCGTTACACCCGTCGCATGACGGAAAGATTGCTGAAGGACCTCGGTCGCCCGAGACCAGAGCCCGGCGCCGCGAACGTCACCGTAAAGTCGCTCGATGCCGATAAACCAGCGTTCGTCGTCGATGCCCCAGCCGAAGAAGCCGATTTCGAGCCGATCGCCCTGCACATCGACGCCGGCCGTGATGCAGCCCATCCCGGAGGGCAGCTCCATCGGATCGATCGCCTCGCGCCGCTCGTAGAGAGTTCTAGGAGAGCTTCGCCGGAAAAGCTGCCCTTCCCAAGGAATGCCCAGAACCGTGTTGGTGAAACCCTGTTCCTCCATCGGATCGCCTTCGGCGGCCTCGTATTGGGCCAGGACCTTCTCTAACGAGGAAAACGGCGAGTATAATTCGGATATATGGAAACCGACCCAGCCGGCGCGGGCAGGCGCCGCAGAAGTCGGGCGCCAGACGCCCTTGGCGACCATCGTCCTGATCTGCCCCTGATCGAGGAAAGCGCCGCAATGCTGACAGACGTAGCACGTGCCGCGATCGTTGGTTCGCTGGATCGAGCCTCGTTGGAGGTCGAACTCCAACAATTGCTCGCCGGCACATTCTGGACAGGTGACGAAGTAGCGTCGCTGGTCAGTCTGTTGGTAGAGCCGTTCGATTCGCGAGCGCGCCTTGTCTTTCGGTGTCGAGGCGAGGACGATTTTGCGCGAATGCTCGGTAGCCGTGCGTTTCGAGGCAAGAGTCACAGCGTCGCCCTCACCACCAATCGAGCCCTCGTAGCGATCGATCTCGTCCATGAGGAGGATGCGGATCGGCTTGCCCGCGAGATTGGTCGGCGAGCCTGCGCCCTTGAAGTCGATGAAGCCTCCGGGAAAGGAAAGGTAGCCTTCCGAGTCATGCCCCTTCATGCCGAGGAAGCCAGCAAGGGCTTCGCGGACGGCAGGCGAATTCCACAGGATCGGACTGAATCTCTCGTTCTTGAACTCGAAGGCCGCATCGTCCTTTGGCTGGATGAATAGGATGCGGCTCGGATCGGCGACGGTGAAGTATATTCCCGCGACGACCAAGAATTCGGTTTTGCCGACCTGCGAAGATGTCATGAGGACGATGGTTTCGACCTTGGGATCGTCGATCGCCTCCATGAATCCCTTCTGGTAGGAGACCGGACTGTAGTAGCCCGGCATGGTGGTGACTTCCCGTGGAAGGAAGATGTTCTTCTGCGCCCACTCCGCGACCGAGAGCCATGGCCGATATTCGAGTTCCCGAACGTAGCCTTCGCCGTGCCATTTGAGAATGGTCATGCCGAGCCTGCCGTCGCCGACCAGTTGCGATCCGCGTAGCGCCGCGCCCCAGCGATGATGCTGGCGTCCTCGATGCCGCTCTTGATGTCCTCACGTATCTCCGCGACGACCGGCAGAAGCATCGCCTGGATGCTCTTCTCGATCTCGCGCAGCTCCTCGTCGCTGAAATTGCGCTGCTTCTTCATCTCGCCGACGATCCTGGCCGGCAGGTTGTGGAGACATCTCTGAAATTTCAAGGCGATCTGGCGCCCCGAGGCGAGCACCGCCGCCTTATCCGCCATCATGCCCATCAACCGCGAGTTCGCGAGCCGCTTCTGACGCAGTCCCTCCTCCTGCGTCTCGAGCCGCACTTGCTCGATCTTGGCGTAGGCCGACATCTCCTCGATTTCGGGATTGCTGTTCTTGAGCGTGTCGTTTCCAGGAGCGCCGATCAGCTTCCAGGCGATCTTGATGGCGAGATAGACCTTGCCGGGAACGAAATAGTCGCGCGCCTGGGTGATCGTCACCGGCACATGCTCGGCGAGAAGTCTCAGAGTTTCCTCGTCAACGATCCTGCGGCCGAGTTTCTGCCGCACGTCTGAGAGTTTCCGCGAGGCGCCGAAGCCGACCTCGAAATTGGCCCGTTGCGACATCACCGCGATCGTCGAGTAGGCGACGCCGCAGGCGAACGCCAGCCACCGCAGGCTGACGAACTCCGGGAGAAGCGGTGGGGATTCCTTCTCCACGACAACTTTCTGAGACTTCACGACGACTTTCCGAGATTTCCGAGCTTTTTCCACGACGACTTTCCAGGTTCGCTCGATCTCAAGCCTTGTCGATCTCGCGTGTCAAGACCGATCTGCCCACTAGCCCGAATCACGTTTCGCAGCGGTTTTTGAGCGCGCAACGCCGCG